TGTCGGACGTTGACGAAAATCAGCAACTCCGCATCGGCAACAAAGGTGTCATCGACTTGCGTATCGGTGGCGACGCGAAGTATATCGGAGTCAGCGCCGCGGGCCTGGGCGAAATGCGGCAGGCAATCAAGAACGACTCGGACGCCGCAGCGGCGTTCGGCGTGCAGTTCATGGACGTGGGATCGGCGCGCGGAGCCTCGGGCGAAGCGTTGCGCATCCGCGTCGCGGCGCGCACGACCACCATTCAACAGATTGCAGTTGCCGCAGGCGCGGCACTCGAACAGGCGCTCAAGTATTGCGCAATGTGGGTCGGCGAGGACCCGAGCGAGGTTTCGGTCACACCACAGACGGACTTCGCCGACGCGAACGTTCAGGGCGCAAGCTTGCTCGCATTCATGCAGGCTAAGCAACTTGGTCTGCCGCTGTCGCTCAAGTCGCTGCACCGTATGATGCAGTTGAATGACATCACCGAGATGGATTACGACGCTGAGAACGATCAGATCGAACAGGAAGCTGAGAGCCTCATCGGCATGATGGTTCACGGCCCAAACCCCTCGGCCGATGACGAGTCATTCCTCGACACGCCGCCGAGCGCGGACCCAAGCGATCCGAATGACCAAATTCCGCCTGCCGATCCGGCACCGGCCGAACCACCGGCTCACGTCGTCCCGGTGACGCCGCACACGCGTGGCACGCCGAAGGGCGGCAAAGGCAAACTCGGTCGCAAGGGCGCTTCCGCCGGGAAGTAAATCATGGCTGATACCTACGACGAGAACGAGCCGCGCGACTATCACGGTCGATGGACATCGGGCGGCGACGGCGGTTCGCAGACTGCCGAGGCGGCTGTCGAGCACATGCACAAGACCGCGGGTAAGTACGCGCCGCTCGCTGGTCTGCCGCAGCCGGTCATGCACCTAAAAGACGGATGGTATCAGCCGGGTCCGGTCGAGAAGCTGAAAGACGCGGCTCAAGCCTACATGGACAAGGCAGGCATGAAGTACGAGCCGATTATGACGTACAAGCCTGCCGACCCTGCGCTCGAAACAAAGATCGCGCAGGCGTTCGAGAACATGAAGCATGACCCGAACGACCCCCAGGTTAAGGCCGCCTATGACGCGCTCGCGAAGGAAACGATGGCACAGTGGCAGGCTATCAAGGACACCGGCCTGAAAGTCGATTGGATCAAGCCGGGCCAAGCCGATCCTTACGCGGACACGCCGCGGTCGGCCGAGCGCGATGTCGTCGAGAACAATCATTGGTGGGGCTTCCCGACCGAGGAAGGTTTCGGCAGCGATCCGAGCCTGAAAGGCAATCCGTTGCTGAAAGACTCGGGCGAAGTGATTGGCGGGCGGCATGCGAGTGTGAACGACGTGTTCCGCGTCGTGCATGATCTTTTCGGCCACATCAAGGACGGTAACGGTTTCACGCCCTCGGGCGAGGACAACGCGTGGCGTTCTCATTACGCCATGTTCTCGCCGCTTGCTCGCTCGGCGCTCACCACTGAAACGCGCGGGCAGACGAGTTGGGTCAACTACGGCCCACACGGCGACGCGAACCGCTCGGCGCTGTATGGCAACAATGCGGTGTCGTCGAATACCGGCGGCAGCGGCGTTGTGTACGCGCCGCAGAAAATCGGCTTGCTCCCTCAGTGGGCGCAGAGTGGGGCGAGCGACTAATGGCACACATCCTTTCACCCGAGGCGCAACTCGAAATCAACGCCTGGAACGGTCATCGCGCTCGGCACCGCGGCGGACCGCAGCCGGTCGCCGCACGTCGGCGACTCGCGACGGCGGCGCACGCGTCGATCCAGAAATTTGCCCGCGCCATGCAGGTTGCTGATAAGCATCGTACCATTTTGAAACGACGGTATGGGTTCGATGATAAGCAAATTGGGACACTCGCAGTTGCGGCGCTCAAGCGTAGCCGCTTGACAGGCGTTAAGAAACGTGGTTAAGAACGAGACTTCTTGTCCCCCTAAATCGCGGAAACCGACATGCAAGTCCCCTCGGTCAACGTCATTGGCGGCGCAGTCGCCGTCATAGTTCTCGCCGCGCTCCTCTATTTCGGTCTGCAATCCGCAGCCATTCCGCCGTCCCCGGCGGCTCCTGTCGCCGCTCCCGTTAAGCCGGTCGAGCGAGCGCCACTCCCGACCATCAAGCAAGAACTCCGCCGCTTTCATCGGCCGCTCGTTAAGCCGGTCGAGCGAGCGCCAGTCGAAAAGCCTGCGCCGGTCGAGAAGCCGCCAGTCGATAAGCCTGAGAAGTCCAAGCCCGTCAAGAAGCCGGTGTATCACCGAGTCCTGCCGGGCGGCGTTCGCGACGGCGAAATTACCTGCGCCCAGGTCAAGTCGGTCGCGTCAGCGTATACGCCCGAACAGATCGAATGGGCTGTGCAACACTATCACCTGTCAGCCAGCGAAATTGCGGCATTGAAGGTTTGCCTGCACTGAAAAAGGATCATGGGATCGCGACGGCGGAATGGTCCGCTGTTGAAAGGGACGAGGAGGCAGCAATGCCAGTCAAGTTGAAAACGATGTACGAGGCCGCAACGGAAATTCCCGAGGGCTTCGCAGACTTGTACACCGAGCGCGGCGGCAAGTTTGAGTTGACGAATATCGAGGGCGTCAAGACTCAGGCTGACATCGACCGTGTACAGACGGCACTCACCAAAGAACGCGCCGACCACAAAGCCGCTAAGGCTCGATTGGAGGCGTTCGGCGAAACCGATCCGACAACGATCCCGGCCATGCAAGAGGAACTCGCCGAAGCGAAGGCTCGGCTTGAGACTCTCACCGCCGAGGGCAAACTCGACGAGGGCAAGGTCGAGGAACGTATCAACGCGGCGGTCAACCGTGCAGTTGGCCCGGTCACCCGCGACAAGGACGCGCTCTCGCGCCAACTCGAAGCAGCCAAGAAGGCTGTTGCCGACAAGGAAGCAGAGATTGAACGTGTACGCGCCGAACAGTCGCAAGAACGTGTACGCAATCAGTTGCGCGATGCGGCTATCGCCGCCAGCGTCCTCGGCACTGCAATCGACGACTCGGTGTTCGTCAGCGAACGGTATTTCGAATTCGTCGATGGCAAACTGGTCACCAAGGGCGATGTCGGCGTGACCCCCGGTTTGACACCGAAAGAATTTTTCAACGACATGAAGGAAACGCGTCCGCATTGGTGGCCGCTTTCCCAGGGCGGCGGCGCATCAGGCGCGCGTGGTGGCGGCAATCTCAGCAACAAGGATAATCCTTGGTCGGCTGAGGGCTGGAACATCACCAAGCAGGGTCGGTACTTGACCGAATACGGCGAAGCGAAGGCCGCCGAAATGGCCATGCGCGTCGGCTCAAAGATCGGCGCGACCAAGCCCCCGAAGGCCGCGTAAGCCTCTCGTACATGTATCGGAAACGCCGCCTTCGGGCGTCGTTTCTTTTGTTGTTCACTCCGCTGGAATACAAATTCACTGTTCAGTGAATATCAAAGAAATAGCGAATATCAAAAGACTTTTAGCTCGTTCTCGGAATACAAATCCACGAAAAAGAAATTGGGGGTTGCTCGCTGACCCAAAACACGTTAACCATACGCCACGCAATGAGAGATTTTCGCCTCTGACGATCTTGAGCGCCATGGTGTGCTCGACTCAGACCCCGGAAGCCTCTTAGCACCCGACGCCTCCATGGTGAGGAGCGGCAAACCCGTTTCATCCTTGTCATCGGAGAGTAAAATGGCAAACGTTTCCACTCAGATTGCTGATGTCATCGTTCCGGCCATCTTCACGCCGTACACTCAGCAACTCACCATGGAAAAGACCGCGATCATCCAGTCGGGTGTTGCGGCCCGTGACGATTTTCTCGACAACCTCCTCGCTGGCGGCGGCTTGACCTTCACGGTTCCGTCCTGGCAGGACATCGGCGACCCCGCTGAAAACGTGTCGAGCGACGATCCGAACTCGGACTCGACGCCGAACACGACTCAGACCAGCGGCGAAGTCGCGGTTCGTCTTTCCCGCAACAGTTCTTGGAGCACGATGCGTCTGGCGACGGCTCTTGCCGGTGCCGACCCGATGCAGTCCATCGCATCCCGCGTCTCCGACTATTGGGTCCGTCGCTTGCAGCGCGCGTTCGTCGCGGTTGCCAACGGCGTGTTCGGGACCAACGCTCTGTCCGACCCGACCCTCGGTCGTTCGGGCAAGACGGGTCTGTCGGCCGCCTACGGCGCGCAGAACGACCTGACGAACTCCATCGCCGCTTCCGCGTACAGCGCGGGCGTTACCGACTTCCAGGCCGAGTCGTTCATCGACACGTGCACCCTGCTCGGTGACGCGGCCGAGGACGTGACTGCCGTGTTCATGCACAGCATCGTGTACTCGAAG